AAACAGGTAACTTTTTGTCGAAATACAAAAGCAAAGAACAAACTCTTGCTTATTCAGCACATTATACAGAAGAACTAAAGCAAGCTGCTAAAAATGAGGTTGAAGCTACAAAAGCACAAATTGAAGGTTTTACAAAACTAGCAAATGCGTTAGATTGTGAATTGCTCGAAGTGACTGCAACGTATGAGCTCAAAAAACTTGATGGCGAAGAGCCGGAAAATTTAACAGATAAAACTGAGAATTCAAAACGTGAGTCGCTCAAAAAGTTTCTTGATATGTTGGCAACTGGATTGGAGGATGACTAAACATGCAAATCACAAGAGGAAAACGGGCGCGAGCTCAAAAGGTAGTTATCTATGGTCCCGAAGGAATCGGAAAGTCCACGTTTGCTGCTGAATTTCCAAATCCAGTCTTCATTGATACAGAAGGCTCGACAGATAACATGGACGTGGCACGATTAGACAAGCCGACAAGCTGGACTATGCTTAATAATGAGATTGCTTTTATCAAGGCCAATCCGACTGAGTGCGGGACGCTCGTCATTGACACAATCGACTGGGCGGAATCCATGGCAGTCGCTGATGTCTGCGCTCAGCATGGCAAGAAAGGGATTGAAGATTTCGGTTGGGGCAAGGGCTATACTTATGTCCAAGAAGAAATGGGGCGTTTCTTGAATAGCCTGTCTGATTTGGTAGATATGGGTATCAACGTGGTATTGACTGCGCACGCTCAAATCAAGAAATTTGAACAACCGGACGAGATGGGGTCTTATGATCGTTATGAATTAAAGCTTGGTCAAAAGACAGGTTCTAAAACAGCACCGCTGGTAAAAGAATGGGCAGACATGGTCCTATTCGCCAATTACAAAACTTTAGTCATGACAGCCGAAAATGGAAAGAAGAAAGTGCAGGGTGGTGAGCGTGTGATGTATACCAATCATCGACCAGCATGGGACGCAAAGAATCGTCATGGATTGCCTGACGAAATGCCATTTAATTACAGCGGTGTTGCTCACATCTTTGCAAAACAACCAACACCGCAACAAGCTATACCAGCGCCACAGCCGACGCAAACGGAATTGCCAATTGATATGTCGCAAGTAGTAGCTAAACCACAAAATAATGCTCCTGAGAAGCCGCAGACACAGTCTGAACCAGTGCAGTATCATGCCAGCTTACCAACTAGTCTGACGGACCTCATGAAGCAGGAAAACGTGACAGAAGAAGAATTGCAGAAGGTTGCTTATATCCGCGGTCACTTCCCGCTAGGGACATCAATTGAAAACTTCCCGTCTGACTATTGGGATATGATTGTAGCCCATTGGAATGAGACACTGGAAGTTATCAAGAATCAAGTACGGGCTGAGCCAGAATTGCCCTTCACGGTGTAAGTTCTGGGAGTTAGAAATCATCGCAAAATACAATAAGGAGTACACATGACAGACAAAACAATCAAAATCGATTTATCAAAAATCGCAAACACTGCCTTACAAGAAAAGGTAGACAAGGAACTTGAGAAAGTCCTAGATAATATACTGGACCTCAACACGGAAGCGAAAGCAACCCGAAAAGTCACTATCACACTGACAATGTCAACAGATGATGAGCGTACTGTTGTTAAGACAGGCATGGAAGTCAAGTCAACACTTGCACCGCAGAAAGGTGTCGCAACGACTGTCATTGTCGGTCGTGATGATGCTGGTAAAATCCATGCTAACGAGCTAAAAAGTGGCGTGCCGGGTCAGACCTACTTTGACGATAACGGAGACATGCGAACGGACACGGGTGAGCTTATCGAAAAAGTAGAACAACAAGAAAAATCTAAAATCATTGATTACAATCAAAAGAAAGCAGGTAACTAACCATGACAGAAAATCTTAAAGATGCATTATCATACGCAGTTGAATTAGCGGAGAAGGAAAGTAAAATCATCAAGTCTGGAACAGGCCGAGAATACTACGATAGCAACCGGCACAGTTTGCGCGAACTACAACCTCGGCAATATGCACCAACACTTAATCTACAAACACTGCACAGTATGGTGGACTACCTCAAGTCTGATAATGACATTGTTAATTCAAAACGAGTTCTCGTCGTAGTAGAAAGTCCGCAGAAAGTATCTGTATATGACCAAATAGACTTCGACTATGGACAACGCAATCAACTTGTTTGTGTTCAGGCTGCCGTGCCACGAATTCCCTTTGACAACTGGCATGATCAGGAAGAATTTAATATCATGCTACAATCTATGTTTATTGACGACGCAGACCGTAGCATCGTGCTTGATTTCGCTAGCCACTTGAAAATCGAAAAGGGTGCAGAAGTGCAAGATAATGGTGTAAGCCAAGTGGCTACTGTTCGTGATGGTGTAGCAAGTCTAGCACAAGCTAAAACTCCAAATCCAGTAACCTTGCGACCATATCGTACTTTCAACGAAGTAGAGCAGCCAGCAAGTCAATTCATTTTCCGGATTAACAAAATGGCAAACTTGGCACTATTTGAAGCAGACGGTGGCAAGTGGCAACTTGAAGCTATTGGCAACATTGCAAGTTACTTGGCGAAAGAACTTACTGACAACAACAAAATCACAATTTTAGCATAAAAAAGGAGAAATCAACATGACACAACAATACAATAACTTTGAACGCGAACTTGGATGGGAAGACACAATTCAAAAGGATTCTGAATTTGTCTTATTACCTGACGGCTTGTACCATTTTACAGTCGTTGGTATGGAACGCGGACGTCACACACCTAATCCGCAAAACCCAGGGAAACTTCCAGCTTGTCCCAAAGCATCTGTCAGCGTCAAAATCGTAGCTAACGAAGGAGAAACCGAACTGCGCCATAACCTATTCTTACACAGCTCAACTGAAGGAATGTTATCTGCTTTCTTTGCTGCTATTGGGCAAAAGAAAAAAGGCGAACCCCTCAAGATGGACTGGAATACTATCATTGGTAAGACAGGCGTGTGCAAGATTGGACATCGTGAATACAACGGTCGTACCTACAACGAAATCAAATCCATGCTCTATCCTGAAGATGTAGATTATACGAAAGTATTGAACCAACAACCTGGACAAGCTGGATACCAAGCTGGGCAATTCTAGGAGGTAAGGGATGCAATTAAGACCTTATCAACAGGAAGCACGAGAAGCTGTACAGGCTGAATGGGCTAAAGGTCGCAAACGCACGCTCTTAGTATTGCCTACAGGATGCGGAAAGACGATAGTCTTTTCCAAAATCATAGAAGACCAAGTGAAAGAGGGCAAGCGGGTGCTTGTCCTTGCTCATAGGTCTGAATTGCTGGAGCAGGCTAGCGATAAGCTAAAGACTGCGACAGGTCTTGGTACAGCCTTGGAAAAAGCTGAAAACACCTCTATTGGTTCTTGGTATCGAGTAGTCGTTGGATCAGTTCAGACCATGCAGAGAGAGAAACGACTTAGTCAATTTCCTCCTGATTGGTTCGATACGATTGTAGTCGACGAAGCCCATCACGCTATATCGGATGGCTACCAGCGTGTCCTTGGTTATTTTGAGCAGTCGAACGTCTTGGGTGTCACAGCGACCCCAGACCGCGGAGATATGAAGAACCTCGGCTCTTACTTCGACAGTCTCGCTTATGAGTATTCGTTAGTGCAGGCTATCAAAGAAGGGTACTTATCTAAAATCAAGGCTTTGACAATTCCGCTTAGCTTGGATTTATCAAATGTCAGCATGTCAGCGGGAGATTTCAAGGCTAGCGACGTAGGAACAGCATTAGACCCTTATCTGGAGCAGATAGCGGACGAAATGGTCAAGCAATGTGCTGACCGTAAAACAGTCGTATTCTTGCCATTGGTAAAAACCTCGCAAAAATTTCGCGATATCCTAAACGCAAAAGGTTTTCGCGCTGCTGAAGTAAATGGAGAATCCAAGGACCGTGCCGAGATTTTAGAAGACTTTGAGAAAGACCGTTACAATGTGCTTTGTAACTCTATGCTTCTCACAGAAGGGTGGGACTGCCCGTCAGTGGATTGTGTGGTCGTGTTAAGACCTACTAAAGTGCGAGCGCTGTATAGCCAGATGGTGGGGCGTGGGACTCGTTTGTATCCAGGCAAAGAAGAACTACTCTTACTTGATTTTCTCTGGCATACAGAACGCCACGAGCTATGCCGACCAGCTCACTTGATCTGTGAGACTCCAGAAGTCGCTCAGAAAATGGTTGAGAATATGGAAGAGCAAACAGGTGTCATGCTTGACCTTGAAGATATGGAAGTGAAAGCAGCAGAAGACGTAGTCGCTCAACGCGAGGAAGCTTTAGCTAAACAATTAGAAGAAATGCGCAAGCGTAAACGCAAGCTAGTAGATCCATTGCAATTTGAAATGTCTATCCACGCCGAGGATTTGTCAAACTATGTGCCTAACTTCGGATGGGAGATGGCGCCTGCTAGTGATAAGCAAATAAAAGCACTTGAGAAATACGGAATCTTTACAGACGAAATAGGCAATGCTGGTAAAGCGAACCTCTTGTTGGACAGATTGCACAAGCGACAATCAGAAGGATTAACGACACCGAAGCAGATTCGTTTCCTGGAAGGTCGTGGCTTCAAAGATGTTGGGATGTGGCAATTTGAACATGCTAGAAATATGATTGATCGCATTGCAGCAAACGGCTGGCGATTGCCAGCAGGCGTGCGACCAGCTGAATATGTGCCAAATTAAAAAAAGGAGAAAACAGTGGCAGAGAATGATTTTAATTTGTTGCCGTTGCTGGATTACATCAATCCTGCCACGGTAGACTACCAGACATGGGTAAATGTAGGTATGGCTCTTAAGCACGAGGGCTACACTGCAGCAGACTGGGATAAGTGGTCACAGGCTGATAGTCGGTACAAGAAATTCGAATGCTTTAAGAAATGGGATACTTTCAACGAAGAAGCAGGAACGATTGTAACGGGTGCGACTATTACCCAACTTGCTAAAGAAAATGGCTGGGTGTCGCAATCTGGCTATGATAGCGAGAATGCGCATGAATTGGACTGGAACGATACCATCGACCGAGATTATCGGGTTATCGATAAAAATTGGATAGAAGGTAAGGAAATCCATGAACCGACTGTCTGGAATCCAGTGCAGGAAATTATCAAATACCTTGAAACGCTCTTTGAGGCAAGCGAAAATGTCGGCTATGTGACTGAATGTTATCCAAAGATAGATGACGAAACAGGCGAGATTGTCAAGTGGCTACCCACCAAAGGAGCTTACGACCGTACTGCCGGTCAATTGATTGAAGCTCTTAGTAAATGCAATGGTGATATAGGGGCGGTCTTAGGTGACTATCACGAAGAAGCTGGCGCATGGGTTCGATTCAATCCCATGGATGGAAAGGGCGCTAAAAACGAAAACGTGACAGATTTTCGCTATGCATTAGTCGAGTCAGATAGCATGCCGATTGACAAGCAGAACGCTATCTACAAAGAGCTTGAACTGCCGATTGCAGCCTTGGTACACAGTGGGAACAAATCTCTGCACGCTATCGTAAAAGTAGACGCTGGCAATTACGATGAATATCGAAATCGTGTAGATTATCTTTACAAAGTTTGTCAGAAAAATGGCATTGTGGTCGATACTCAAAACCGCAATCCAAGCAGGCTATCGCGCATGCCAGGTTTCATCCGAAACGGCCAGAAGCAATTTTTGGTAGATACGAATATCGGTAAGGCTGACTGGGATGAATGGTATCAATACATCGAAGATTTGAACGATGATTTGCCTGATCCTGAAGGATTGGCCGACAGCTGGGATAACTTGCCAGAGTTAGCGCCTGAGCTGATTAAAGGCGTCCTTCGTCAAGGCCACAAGATGCTGATTGCTGGACCGTCCAAGGCTGGTAAGTCATTCGCTTTGATTGAGATGTCGATTGCGATTGCAGAGGGCAAGAAGTGGCTTGGCTGGGATTGTACGCAGGGTCGTGTCCTCTATGTCAACCTAGAGCTAGACCGACCGTCTGCCTTGCATCGCTTCCGTGATGTCTACCAAGCTATGGGATTGCCACCTAAGAATATCCAGAACATCGACATCTGGAACTTACGGGGTAAGACCGTGCCAATGGACAAACTGGCACCGAAACTTATTCGTCGAGCTTTGAAAAAGAATTACATCGCAGTCATCATCGACCCAATCTATAAGGTCCTGACTGGTGACGAGAATAGCGCGGATCAGATGGCGCACTTTACCAATCAATTCGACAAAGTAGCTACAGAGCTAGGCTCTAGTGTTATCTACTGCCATCACCACTCAAAGGGTTCTCAAGGTGGCAAAAAATCCATGGATAGAGCTAGTGGCTCGGGTGTATTCGCTCGGGATCCTGACGCGCTCATCGATTTGGTCGAGCTGGAAGTATCAGAAGAATTACTGACTCAAAGACTAAATCAGGCAGCGTGTGAAGTATACAAGCAGGCTTTACAAGAGCGGAACAATGCCTATTATCAACAGAATGTTGGACTAGATGACCTCTTGAGCCCTGCACAGATGAGAATGCACTTCGAGAAAGGTATTCCTGATGTCATGGCTCGGGCACCGTACACAGACAAACTCGAAGAAGTTCGCAACAAGATTCAGATAGCAACTGCGTGGCGCGTCGAAGGTACACTTCGAGAGTTTGCCAAGTTTAAGCCAGTCAACATGTGGTTCAGTTATCCAGTACATGCGATTGATGAAACAGGCGTGCTGGCGGATATACAGTTGGAAGAGAGTATTAGCTATATGAAGAAAGCAGCAGCTAATGCGAGAGGAGGACGAAAATCTAAAGAGGAAAACTTAAAGGAACGAAACCAGAAACTTGAGACGGCATATAGTGCACTTTTTGATGGAGCTTCACCAGTGACCGTGGATGAAATTCAAGAATATTTTGGAGCAAAAAGTAAAAAAACAGTGGAAAATTATGTTAGAGAACATGATAATTTCGACATAAAAAACGGCATTGTTTTTGCTATAAAAGAAAAGGAAAAATAGGAAAAAGTTACAAAGAATTCTTTAGAAAAGTTCTAGCTTTTTCTTTTCTTGATTTGAAAAAAACTGTATATTTTTCTTTTCTTGCTGAATTTGGAAAAATAGGAAAAAGTTACAACTTTTTCTGGAAAAATTAGGGTAATAACCTTATTCAAGGTTATAAAAGGACTTTTCCTTCGTAAAAGCAAAAGAGAAAAGGAAAAGGGGCTGTAAGTCCTGCCCCTTTATCCTTTGTCTCATCTTTTGCAAAGGGCGTGAAATTCCAACAAATAAAAATATGTAAAATTAGAAGGGTAAAATGAATATGGTTGGTGAAAATTTAAAAGTTTGTTTATTCGTTTCGAGAAATAAAGACAATAAAAATATTGTAGATTTTAAAGAACGGAAAAAATCGTTTGTAACAGCAAAATCTATTGATGATTTAAAGAACGAATTTGATTCATTTGTCAACGCAGGTCAATTTGGAGAAGTTAGTAGATTTTATATTTCTGTCAACAGCAGAGACAACGAAAAAATTCAAAAGAGTCTACAACATTATTTGCTCGAAAATGTATTGGACATGTCAAAAATTGATTCAAAAATTGCTAGTATTGCAGCAAAGTCAGAAAATGCCTTAGAACACAAATGGTTGTTTGATTGTGATTTTGATAATGTTCACAACATGAATGATTTTGAACTGGATGTTAGAAAGAAATTTTCTAGCGCAGATGGTGAGATTGTTAGGCATGAGACTATGAACGGATATGCTTTAATAGTACCTCATGGATTTGATACAAGAGCGCTAATAAGCGGTTGGCCAACCGTGGAGCTGAAAAGAGACGGCATGTTGTTGTGTGACTATAATGCAAAAAAATTCTAAAGCGAAGTGAGGATATCCTATGGTTGAATTTTTCTTACCGATGGAAAAAATCCCAACAACTACCCACCAACAAAAAAAGGTAAACGTGCAATCTGGGAAGCCGATATTTTATGAGCCTACTGAATTGAAAAATGCCAGAGCAAAATTTGAAAGCTTGCTTGCCAAGCATGTGCCGCCTGATAAATTTAAAGGAGCAATTAGACTGACAGTCAAATGGTGTTTCCCTATGATAAAGGGAGTGAAAGACGGCCAGTATAAGACAACAGCACCAGACACGGACAATATTCAAAAACTATTTAAGGATTGTATGACCGAGGTTGGTTTTTGGAAAAATGACGCTCACGTCGCAAGCGAGATTGTCGAAAAATTTTGGTCAAAGGTCGTGGGGATCTATGTCAAGGTTGAGGAGTGGGATGATGAACTATATACATTTCTTTAGTGTTGAGATCCCAGAATGGATGGCACGTAGCAATCAGAAGAGCCAAGAGGTCGGGTTCGGCTCAGATGCTTATTGGCTTTGGGCAGTGTCGTCTATCGGAGAAATTTGCAAACAATACAATGATGATGAGCTGGTGACGGAGCAGTTCGGTCTGCTCTTTAACTGGCTAGAGAAACAAGCGGGAGGTTAAATGTGAATAAATTAGATATAACCCCTGGAGATTATGTCAAGGTTCTCAATAACGGAAATTTCCATAGTATAGTACAGGTTAAAAATGTATATGACGGATACATAGAAACAAGTCACGGAACTTTCAACCCTGAAACCCTCGCATCCCGTGTAAATAGAAATTGTATTATATCTGGAATTGTGAAATGGGAGGATTTAAAATGAAAGAAAAATCATACGAACAGATACTATATGACGTAGTACACGAAGACAAAATAGACAAGCCTAGCCATTATCAAGGCAAGTTTGGACTTGAAGCTATTGAGGTTGTCAGGAATTTCGCAGGGAAGTTGACAGCAGTACAAGGCTTTTACTGGGGTAATGCGATTAAGTATCTATTGCGATTTCAAGGCAAGAATGGCCTGGAAGACCTGAAGAAAGCCAGAAAGAATCTGGATTGGTTGATTGAGGAGATGGAGAAAATTAATGGATAAACAGGAATTGATTGAAAAATATAAAAATAAATGCCTAGTTACTACGCATTTCGAATCCATGGAAATGTTCAGGGAACTTTGGAAAGATATCAAGCAACTAGACGAACCGCAGAAAGTCGTAGTACCGCGATTTGTGGCGGATTGGATAGAGTATTGTAAGAAACACAGTTTTACATTGTTCGGATGTCTTGATCCAGTAGATGGTTTCGAGAAATTAGTGAATGAAAATTTTGAAGGAGACGCTAGAAAATGCATTGGATGGTGTAGAAGTGCAAGTGATAAATTAGCCCGTGCATGGCTAGACGGCTATGAGGTCGAGAAAGAGAAGAAGTGTACAGTGAGGATAAAAGCTACTAAACAGTACTTATGTAATGATGAAATAGGCCCTCATTTTAGTCCGAGTTTCAGATCTAATTTTACGAAAACCAATCTCGAAGAGTTAGGTTTTGGCTGGGTGTTTGATTGCGAGGGAATTGAGATCGAGGAGGTGGAATAGATGGCAAATATTAGATTACAAAATCCGTACATGGATGAAATAATCAAAGTAAAAGAGAGTCTTGAGTATATATGTTATAAATTAGAGGATCTAACCTATGGAAATATAAATTGTATACAACTACATCAAATCGAACCTGAAGAAAGACTTATCACTATCAATCCGAAAAATTTTGCAAAAGTTGATTTTTATGAAGATGAAGAGGAAAAATCATGATATTAACATTTAGAGTGTGGAATTCGGAAATGAAAGAAATTGAAGTATTTAAAACTTATGAAGAAGTTAGTGAATTATTTTTAGCATTAAGCGCAGATGACGGTTTTTATTCGGTAATGCAATCAACAGGGTTATTTGACAAAAATAACAAAGAGATTTTTGAAGGGGATATAGTTCGAGTTTTTGATAGTCTATACACTATTTTTTATGATAGCGAGAAAGGTAGCTATCGTTTGAAACCGCATGACGAACGCTGGACTGTGGATTATATGTCGAACTTTTCGCATGGCGGAAATTTCGAAGTTGTCGGAAACATCTATGAAGACAAGGAGTATTTATGATTATTATTAACACAAATCCTAAAAATCAACTCTTGCAGAAAGTTGAAGAAGAGCTTGATTTTTTAGGAGTCAATTATGAAGTGAAAAAATCATGGACAGATGAACTCATTAAACAATGTTTTGTCAATAATTTTGAATTTTGTTCGGGGCATTATATGAGCCAAATCAGAAAATTGAATTTTGAGCAAGCATTAGAGATGATACATCAAAACCCTAAAATATTAAGAAAATTTATTGTTATAAACGGTAATAAAGCAATAGCAGATTTTCCAAAAATTGGATTGGTTAGAAAACAATTGAAAGGTTTGATGAAATGAGCAAAGAAGCAAAAATGTTTTACGAACATGTCAGAAAACAATTGGTATACGTTCCGAACACATCGATTGCGGAAAGATTGAAAAAACATATTTTAGCACATCCAAATTTCAATAGCAGCAGAAATTTTTTGGATCTTGTTGTGTCGAATTATTGTTTGAATCGCAAAAAAGACCAATTGTTGAGCGAAGAAGTGATTAAATGGTTAAGTCAGTTTTTGGATGTTGAATACCAAAATCGGGAGGCGAAAGAATGAAAAATAAAATTATTGATACTGCTTTTAACGTTGCAATCGCTATCTTTGTTTTGGGCGTCAGTTTCGGGTTTTACAAGCAAGTAGAAGCTAACCGCAATCTTAATCACAAGATAGAAATTTTGCAAAAACACAACAAAAAAATCAGCGAAGAGGTCGACAAGCTACACAAGACTGTAAAGTCAATTGATGCTGAGATTGCAAAACGATTAAAAGATACAGCGGAGAGAAATAAAGTAGGAGGATAACGGATGACTATTGAAGAGGAAATCAAGTACTGGCGCAAGACGAAACGACTGTATCTCGAACAATTAGAACCAAAAGCGTTGCATAGAATCAAAATAGACTTTGGTTCGTCGGCGATGGCTAAGCGCAAAAGATGGCTGAAAGAAAAGGTTGCTTTTTGCGACGGGCAAATAGAATTTTTGGAGGGGCTAGGTGAACAAGAAGGATTTAACGATTGAATTTAATTCTGAAATATTGTGGTTGCAACGGTATTTTAAAAATATTTTGCAACAAATGATAAAAGCGCGCCGCGAAGAATTAAGGTATCCATATCGTGAAAATACAGATGATTTAGGCATTAAGTCTACACAAAAAGCAACGCCTGAAGCTCTTAAAATAATCGAAGTAGAAGAAGCGGACGCAAGATTGCAAATGATGTTGACTTGGGATAAGGTTATCAGAGATTATGTACGTGCTACAGATGAGAGATTGCTAAGAGTCATTAAAGCTGTATTTGTAACAAAAACAATGAATATCTCAGGCGCTGGCCGTCGATACATGGCTTATGGTAAGACTAATACTTATAAGCTAATCTATGAGTGGTTGCAAGGATTATCTCTTGCTTATTTTAAGGCAAAATAAAAAGAGCGGAATACCGCTCTTTAATATGCTTTCCAGTCATCTCCTAGTTGGTGATGTAATACTTGTTCAATATCAACGATTTCTTTTAAGTGCGAATCAACACGGCCGTTCACTTTTCCGATTTCAATACTATAAGATTTATCAACTTCTTTGATTTGCTTTTGGATTTGATTGATTTGATTCTGTAATTGTCTGTTCTTATTTTCTAGATGCTCGAATCTATAGATAATTACTATAAGAGCTAAAGCGATTGTAAATGCTATAATAATTTTTTTCATGTTGTAACCTCTTTTTTTCAAAATATTGACTTATCAAGGTTCACATGATATACTCTGATTATCTGCTTATCTTGATAAGTAGTAAGTGTTAGTTCAGCTTTCGGTTTAGCGATTGAGAAGCTGAACTTTTTTATTGTTCTTTTAATTTGTTTTCGATTCTCTCCTTTAATTCGTATAAATCTTCGGTTTTAGCGCGTTTCTCAATAAAACTTCTAGCAGTGCTTCGGGCTTGCAAGTATAGACGATGCTGTCTATTCTCTTCGCTTGCGTGATAGTAACGTCTGTCTGCAGCTGCTTGCGCTTCTTTTGTAGCATATCCTCTGCGTTTTTTTTCTTCTGTCATACTCATCCTTTCTTATTTTTGTTATGGCTCACGAAAACAAAGCCAAGAAATGAAATTATAAAGAAAATAAATACTAAGATAACTTTCATCTTTCTGTTAGATATGTTATACTAACAGTAGCAGAAGGGCTTGCGCCCTCAGCTACCATTAGGACCTATTTGAATCGCTTGCCATTGTGTTTCTTGCGTTCATTAGGTCCTTTCTTTAACGCTATAATCATGCTAGCTGTTCCGCTAAGTAGCGAACCAACTGCTGCGATGAATACAGCAATCTCAGAAAGCTTCATACCTTTCTCCTTTCTAGTTCTTATTCGTAAGGTCTTTATCAACCTTACAAATATAGTATAACATAGTTTCAAAACTATGTCAATAGTTTTTTTATTATTTTTAAAAAAATTTTTTCAAATTGCGGAAATTTTAACAAAAAAATCTGCTAGAATAGTATTATCAAGAAAATATATGAGCCACAGGAAAAGACCTGTGGTTTTATTTTGGGCTCAGAAAGGCATAGCAATGCGACCAAAGAAATTAACGATGAAGAATGGAAGACGTTCGCTGAGCGATTATGGTTCGAGAGCTGACGAATATCGAGAGTACAATCGTTTAAGATGGAAGTATGACAGAGAAGTCAAAGCGTTTTATAATTCAAAAATTTGGAAAGAAACAAGTCGTTTAGTATTGCTTGAGAATGACTACATTTGTGAGTATTGCGGAGCAGAAGCGACTATGACTGACCATGTAATTCCATTGAAAAGAGATTGGAATCGAAGATTAGACAGAAAGAATTTAAAAGCAAGTTGCAAACGTTGTAATGATGCAAAAGCGATTCGTGAACGTGTCAATCTATCGTAAAGCCTGCTAAATGCTAGACGTACGAATATTTTAAAAAATAAAAAACGTTCGGATTTTACCCCCCTAAAAATAAAAACGGGGCTACATTGTTTCGGTTTTAAAGGACGCGGCCTTTTCCGTGCGAAAAATTCCCTTTTTGAAATTTTAAAAACAGCTATTTTAGTAAAGGAGGTGTCAATTTTGGGAAGAAAAATGAAGGTTGTTGAAAGCAATAAAAAGCATCTAACCAAAGAAGAGAAAATTGCTCGTAAAACTATACAAGACAAGGCTTCCGATGGTTTTAAAAATTTGCAAGTTAGCGCCCCTAGACACTTCGATCAAGTGGCTAGAGCTGAATACGAACGAATCATTCATGACTTGCGAACCCTACCGGTTAGAAATTTAGATCGGGCTGTTTTGGAGAGCTACTGCGTATGGTATTCGATTTATAAACAGGTGTATAACCAATTAAAAGAAACTGGTTATACATACTTCGATGAAGAGAAAGGAATTGTTGTACCAAGTCCTTTGGTTTTGACACTTGAAAAAGCGACGACCAACATTACGAGGTCAGCTAGTCAGTTAGGACTTACAGTAGATAGTAGAATGAAAATGTTTGTCCCGAAAACAGAAGAAAAGAAAACGAGTATTTTTGATAAGTTCGGAGGGTAAGACCCTCCTTTTATTTTTGATGCGAAAGGAGTGATTGCAATAAAATATGACTATAAGCCGATTGCGAGTAAATATCGTGATGTAGCTTTTGATTATGCAAAAAGCGTGGTTGATGGCAAACGGATTGTTAGTCAGAAAGTTTTTAAAGCATGTTTACGTCACTTAAATGACTTAAAAAAGATTTCTCAAAAGTCTTTCTCTTATGACTATATTCCAGAAAAGGCTCAAGACCCAATTCGTTTTATTGAAATTCTTCCTGATGTTAAGACTGGTAAACCTTATCCGCTTGCTGAGTTCCAAAAGTTTATATTGGCAAGTTTATATGGATGGCGCAGAAAATCAGATAATTCCATTAGACGGTTTCGAAAAGCGTTGATTTCTCTTGCCAGAAAGAATGGAAAAACAATTCTTGTGGCTGGTATTTTGCTTTACGAGTTTTTGTTTGGTCGTAATCCAGCTATGTCTAGACAGCTTTTTTGTACTGCAAATGATAAAACTCAGGCTAAAATCGCTTTTGAGATGGCAAGGAAGCAACTGGACGCATTAAGGGCACAAGATGAAGATGTCAGGAAGGCTACAAAGCGCGTCAGGGAAGAGCTGAGGAATTTGGTGGATGAATCATATATCAGACCACTAAGCCGAGATACAGGGGCTGTGGACGGATTTGAGCCGTATGTCGGAGTGCTGGATGAGTTTGCAGCATCTAAGACTAATGAGATGCTGGAGCTTTTGGAATCCGGCCAAGGGCAGTTGGACAATCCACTAATTTTGATTATTTCCACTGCTGGTCTTGATTTGAATGTGCCCATGCACACCATCGAATATGCTTATATTGAAAAGTTGCTCAATGATGAAGTTGAAAACGATGAATATTTTGCTTTTATTGCTGAGCAGGATAACGAAGAGGAGATAGCAGCAGATGAAGCAAACTGGATAAAATCAAATCCGATTCTTGAGGTGCCTGCACTTTATGATAAAATCATGGATTATCTGCGGAAGCGCAGGAAGGTGTCTCTTGAGACCGGTACAGTGAATGAGGTCCTAGTAAAGAACTATAATATGTGGCGGCAATCATCAGAAACATCCTACATGGACAAGCAGAGTTGGGCGCAAGCCAAACTTGATAAAAAACCAGATACTAGAAAACGTAGAGTCTGGATTGGTGTTGATGTTGGGAAGGTCAGTGACTTATTCGCTATCTCTCCTATGGTCCAGATGGATGATTATTGGTATGTGGATAGCTTTTCCTTTGTTGCGACTAAATACGGCCTTGTGGCTAAAGAGAAGCGTGATGGTGTGAGCTATACAAATCTAGAGCGCATGGGTGAATGTGAAATTACTACTCTTGAATCTGGTGTTATTGATGACGAGCGGGTGCTCGAAAAAATTGAGGAGATGGTCTATCTGAACGATTGGGAATTACAAGCGATTTGTTTCGACCCCTACCAATTTAGCTCATTAATTGCCATGATTGAGAAACGACATCCTGAATGGCCCTTGATAGAGGTGAGGCAAAATACAATGGTCCTAAATATGCCAACTCGGCAATTTAGAGATGATGTGTTGAAAGGACTTATCAAGCATTCCGGCAATCAATTGTTGACTATGGCCGTCAACAATGCGCGTATAAAAGTCGATAATAACGGTATGCGGATTGATAAGGATAAGTATAGTAATAAAATCGACCCACTAGACGCTCTTTTAGATGCTTTTGCAGTCTGCTATCTCGAACCATTTGATGGTTCGGGTTATTGGACAAATGAAAAAATTATGGAGGCAGGTTCGCTATTTTGAAAATACTAAACCAAATACATACGATCCTATTGCTGACTGGCTTAGGATTTCTAATTTACGGTCTTTTCTTGATTGGGCAGATCGTTGGCTATATTGCTACTGGAATCATTCTATGCCTGTTAGGGCTATATATTGATAAAACAAAATGAACGAGCACCCCGGCGGTGCTTTTTTTATGCCCAAAAATAGAAAGGAGGTGAGATAAGAAATGAGTTTCTTTCAACCGTTAGGGTCTTCTAAAGTGTCTTATGACGACTATATCACTTCGGTGATTGGTGGAAATTACTCCCCTGAATATGTCGGAATTTCAGCGTTGAAAAATAGCGACATTTTAACCGCAGTATCAATTATTGCCGGAGATGTGGCGCGTTTTCCATTGCTGAAAAAGGATACGACTGGTAACATTGAGCAGGATGAAGAAATCAATTATCTTCTAAATGTGAAGTCAACAGGAAATACATCTGCTCGGACCTGGAAGTTTGCTATGACGGTCAATGCGATTTTGACCGGTAATTCGTTTTCTCGAATTTTGAGAGACCCTAAAACTGGCAAAGTACTTCAATTTCAGTTCTACAGACCATCAGAAACGACCGTAGAAGAGACAAACGACCATAGGTTGGTTTATACCTTTATCGACCGTTTGACAGGCGCTACAGTGAAATGTGATGCTTCTGATGTCATTCACTGGAAGTTCTTTAGCCACGATACAATTTTGGGAAGGTCGCCATTACTCTCTTTGGGAGATGAAATCTCTCTTCAGGATGGTGGATTGAATACCTTAATTAAATTTTTCCGTGATGGTTTTTCGAGCGGGATTATTAAATTAAAAGGCGCGCAGTTGAACGGTGAAGCTCGCAAGAAAGCCCGGATGGACTTTGAGAAGATGCGAGAGGGTTCGACAGGCGGTAGTCCGCTGGTCTTTGACGATACTCAGGAGTACACACCGCTTGAAATCGATACGAATGTACTGCAGCTGATTACTTCCAACAACTTTTCAACAGCACAGATCGCTAAGGCTTTGCGTGTCCCTAGCTATAAGCTAGGTGTCAACAGCCCGAACCAGTCCGTAGCGCAGTTGATGGAGGATTATGTCACAAATGACCTTCCTTTCTACTTTGACGCAATTACAAGCGAGCTCGGTCTAAAGGTGCTAGATGACAATGAACGTCGGAAGTATCGGATTGACTTTGATACCCGTAGCGTAACTGGGCGCAATGTAGATGAGATTGTCAAGTTGGTAAATAACCAAATTTTGACTCCTAATCAAGCTTTAGTTGAGCTTGGCAAGGAACGTTCTAACGACCCGAATATGGATCGTTATCAGTCCAGTCTAAACTATGTATTTCTGGATAAGAAAGAAGAATATCAGTCAATGAAAGGAGGTGAGATAAGGAATGCCAAAGAGAATCAAGATGAAGGGGCCGCTGATTCCGAATAACAGCCAAGAAGTCTATGACTACTTCGGAATGGAAGCTGTTAGTGCTAAAGCTATCACGGATGCCTTTCCAGAAGACAGTAGTGACATTGTGTTAGAGGTCAATTCAAACGGTGGCTTAGTAACTGTTGGAAGCGAAATCTATACAGCTTTGAAAAGTTATCCAGGGCACATCACAGTTGAAGTAACGGGTATGGCTGCTAGCGCAGCTAGTGTTGCTATCATGGGCGCTGATAAAATTCTTATTAGTCCAACTGCGCAGATTATGATTCATAAAGCTTTATTTGGCTATGTGTCTGGCAATAGCGATGATTTAGACAGAGCATCAAATGCGCTAAAAGCTAGCGATCAAGCCATTATCAATGCTTATGTTGCTAAGACTGGTTTAAGTGAAGAAGAAATTCTGGACATGATGAAAAATGAAACCTTCATGTCTGCCAGCACAGCAGTAGAAAAAGGCTTTGCAGACGAAGTGATGGCCTTCAATGATGTTGGATCAGTTGCTAGTCTGGAAAATGGATTATTGCCACAGGCTGTTATTGATGACTTCTACGCTAACCGTAGCAAGCGTAAGTCTGAAATCCAAAATATGCTACGAGAAATCGAAAAGGAAGAAATTCTACAGGGACTATAGGTCCTATTTTTTATATTTAAAAAAGGAGAAAAAAATATGTTTGATGAAAAAATCAAAGAATTAAAAGCAACTATTGTAAGCATTACAGCTTCAATTGCTCAGAAGACTGCAGATGTAAAGGCTGCGTTAAATGCCGACGACTTAGGCAAAGCCCGTGCAATCAAAGCGGAAATTGAAAATGCAAAAGCAGACCTTGCTTCTGCAAAAGTAGATTTAAAACTGTTTGAAGATACGATGAACACAGGTGGCGCGGAAGGCAAAACTGGTCAAAAAGTGCCAGCAGAAGAATTGACTTATCGTGATAAGGTCAATGCTTTCTTGCAATCTAAAGGTGCTGTAGCACACGAAGGATTGCGTTTTGGTGAAACTCGCGATGAAGTGCTGATTCCGTTGAACGATATTGTACCAAAAACAGACGGTGTGTTGAAAACAAATACAAAACCAGTAACAAGCGAAGAACTAGTTACAACCCCGCTTCGTGAAGTGAAGACCGTTGTTGACTTGAAGCAATTCACAAATGTCCACAAAACAAAAAAAGGATCTGGTAAATATCCAATTCTTAAGAAGGCAACTTCACGTATGCATAGCGTTGAAGAGTTGGAAAAAAATCCGGCACTTGCTAAGCCAGAATTCGAAAATATTAAATGGGAAGTACAAACTTACCGTGGAGCAATCCCAATCTCTCAAGAATCAATTGATGACGCAGACGTTGATGTTCTTGCTTTAATAGCTGAACAAATCGGAGAAATTAAAGTAAACACTACTAACTATGCTATTGCAGAGGTTTTGAAAACTTTTGAAGCAAAAACTGTCACAAATCTTGACGAATTGAAAGCTATTATCAATGTAGCTCTTGACCCTGCTTATCAAGTATCTTTTGAAGCTAGCCAAAGCTTCTACAATCTTCTTGATACATTGAAAGACAAGAACGGACGCTACTTGCTGCAAGATTCAATTGTTTCGCCATCCGGCCAAGTTGCTTTAGGAAAAGTCATTAACGTCCTTTCTGACGAAACGCTCGGAGCTGCTACGGAAGCAAAAGCATTCGTAGGAGATTCTAAGCGTGGCGTATTGTTTGTAGATCGTTTAGAAATCGGTTTGCGTTGGGCTGAAAATGACATCTACGGTCAATATCTACAAGCAGTTATGCGCTTTGATGTGAAGAAGGCTGACAAAAAAGCTGGTTACTTCGTAACTTATACGCCCTAATAACGCCACTGTTTCGGTGGCGAAACCAACAAATACTAGCACAAAACAAGAAATCATGGATTATCTAGATAGTAAGAATATTAGCTATAATCCATCAGCGACTAAAACGGAGCTTTTGGCTCTGGTTGTTTGATAGGGAGGGATGCTCATGCCTGTTAAACAAGAATTGTTAGAGAGTGTGAAGATTTATTGCAAAATCGATTTTGATTTTGAGGATGAAATCATCAAAGAAATGATTGAGTCTGCTCAGGATCAGATTTGTTTTGCGATAGACAATAGCGCTAAACCAGAGGATTTTGCAGGTTATGCAAAATTTCAGCTTGCTGTCAAAAAGCAAGTAAAAGAAGAGTACGAGCACCGGGGATTGTCGGCAGATAGTGAACGCTATCCCTTGGCAAACGGTGTTTTAAATATCATCCATCAACTGCGCACAAGGAGAGAGCTAGATGAGAACTCGAAAGATGAAAACTAGAATCACCTTCTTTTCGGAGCAAGGAGGGCAAAACGAAGACGGAGAAGTTATTTCTCCGGTTCGTAAAGACCTCTACACTTGTTGGGCAGAGGTTGTCAGAACTTCTTTGAAAGATTTTCAAGATGGAGCTAAACAATCTACTAATAAGCGAGCTAAAGGAGTTATTGAGACGGAAGAAAACAAAATCTTCTACATTCGCCATCATCCGAAGGCTCCTTTTGATAGCTCGGCTCATGTTAAATACAACGGAAATGATTACGATATCGTCGCAATCGATCCAGATGAAAATGACTTTGATTGTGACAAAATTATCGTTAAGAGGCGGATATGACAAAAGGACTTGATGAAATTTTAGCTAATTTGACAAAACTGCAAGCAAAAGCTCCAAGAGTAGCTAAAGCAGCTGTAACAGAAGTAGCTAATGAATTTGAGAAACAATTAAAAGTTAACACACCAGAATATTTTATCGTGGATGATGTCCATGCGAGAGATGACACGGTAGTAACTGGTTTTAAAGGTGCAAATGAAGGCATTGTCTCTAAGGATATTGGTTATGGGAAAACGACTGGTTGGCGGATTCATTTTCCAGATACGGGAACGAGTCACCAAAAAGCTCAAAATTTTAAAGAAAAGACCATTACTGAAATGACTCCGAAAGCAAAAGAGATTTACGCTCAGAAAGTAAAGGAAGGTTTGGGATTATGATAGCTGAGACGAAAGCATACAAACTATTAAGCCAAAACGAAGAGTTTAATCAGCTTTTGGATAATATGCGAGGTAAAGAGTACGCCCTTGGTTTTAAGCAAGGAATCTTTACTTATGATATCCCTGAAAAGCCTACAAATCTTTTGCGTAAGGAACTCGCTCCTTTTATGCGTATCTACCCAACTTATCAAGGGCCATTTGAATATTCAGATGATGAGGTTCTGGTAATGGAAACGAGAATCACTATCAACTTTTGGTGTGAAACAGCCAGTCAATCAGAAAAGATTGCAAAAAAGATGGATGAAATTTTAGAAACAGGCGGTTTTGAAAGATATACCGCCAACGAACTCCCCAGGTACAAAGATAGCGATATTGACTTATTGATAAATGTAAGAAAGTATCGCTTTTTTGATTGGACAAATAAAAATTAAGAAAAGAGGAAAATAGATGTCTAAAGTAAAATTTGGTCTGCGTGGTTTTGAATTTGGAGAAGTCACAGCAGAAAATAAGGTGCCAACAACTATGAAGATTCCTGGTATCAAATCAGCGAAAATTGACATTACTAATGAATTGATCACCATTGCAGCAGATGACGGACCATACGTTGTTCTTTCATCTGGTATCACAGGAACACAACTGGAAGTTTCTGTACTTGATTTGCCAACAGAAGCCCGCAAAGTGCTTTATGGTATTGAAGTCAAAAACGGAATTGAAGTCTACAATAAAAATCTTACACCAAAAGATGTTGCTTGTATATTCCGTACATCTACAGAAGACGGGAAAGCAATCTGGATTGGTCTCCTTAAAGGGAAATTCTCACTTCCAGGAATGGAGGCAGAAACGAAAGATGGTTCACCAGATCCTAAACCAGATACTGTTACAGGTAACTTTGTAGCTCGTGGAGATAATGAAAGCGGAGATGTTTTGGTCATTGGTCGAGAAGATAATACGGAATTTCAACTTGAAAAATTCAAGGAGATGGTCTTCCCAAAGTAGTGAGCGGTGGCGCTCCATCTCAAAGTGGACCGCTACCGTAAAATCGATAAGCTTGGATTTAAAATCCAAGCTTTTTGTTTTATTTTAAAAAATCAAAAAGGAGAAGGAAATGTATAAAATTGCGTTAAAACTAGGTGGCGTTGAGAAAGAATTTACTAAAGATTATATCAACGTTGAAGACAACTTACTTGCGGTAGAACATCAGGTTAGACAAACAGCTCTTATCCAAGATGTGAAGAAAAACCGTGATCCAAAAGAGCATCGAAAACTTAACGAGAGTTATTTGGAGATGTTTGTAAATATGTTTGGCGACAAATTTACTGTAGCCGATTTAAAGCAAGCTGATATGTCTATTTTAGAAACGCTAAATAATCTATATTTAGCAGCATTAGGAGTTAAGGAAGAATCTGAGGAAGAAGCAGAAAAAAAGAAACAATAAGCCCTGTTGAGGCTAGAGATAATTTGTTGATTTGGTTTCAGCAATTGATGTCTGACGGATATTCCATTTTAGACATTAAAAAAATGAAGCTTTCTGATTTTGAATTGATAGTTAGAGCTATGGAAACTAAAAAAGAGGAAGCTGAAAAAGAAACCACCCTTGACAAAGCATTTCCATTCTTATTTTGTTAGAAAGGAGGAAAGATGTCTAGTAATTTAGGAAACTTAGTGGCTACAGCGACACTTGATATTGCTCCATTTATGGCTAATACGAGAACCATGAATATGGCTCTTCGTGGGTTAGATAAATCTTTAAACGCAATGGAGAAAAGTTTCAAAGGTGTAGGAAAAGGTTCAGCTGGCTTAAGCGGAATGAAAACAATCCTAGTTGAAACTGGAAAAAGTTTAGAAGCCTATCAGTACAATTTAGCAAAACAATCTAAGCACTACAATGACCTAAAGAGAGAAATAGGCGATGTATCTACTGCAACAGCAGACCAAAAAGCTGCGCTTCTGGGAGCGAAATCAGCAATGACAGATACAATTGCAAAAGTGGCAGAATTGCAGGCAAAATATGTCACTCTTGCAAGAGAAATCAATATTCAGTCGAGCGCTTGGACTAAAGCAGGAACTGCAATGTATGATGTTGGTTCTAAAATTCAACTTGCAGGTCAAAAATTAAGTGGCGTAGGTTCTGCTTTGACAAAAGGAGTTACGGCTCCGCTTGTAGCAGGAGCTGGTATTGCAATTAAAGCTGCTATTGATTATGAATCTGCTTTTGCAGGGGTTAAGAAAACAGTGGATGAAACAGCTACAGTTTCTTATGCGAAGTTATCAGACGGCATTCGCCAAATGGCTAAAGAATTGCCAGCGAGCGCTGTAGAAATTGCAAATGTTGCAGAAGTGGCAGGCCAGTTGGGAATCAAAACGGAAGATATCCTAAAATTCTCTCGTACAATGATTGATATGGGAGAATCCACCAACTTGAGCGCCGAAGAAGCTGCGACTGCTATTGCTAAGATTGCTAATATATTAGGTTTGACATCAGAAGATTATTCTCGCTTTGGGGCTTCTGTGGTTGATCTTGGAAACAATTTTGCAACAACGGAAAAAGACATTGTTGAGATGACAAACCGTTTAGCAGCTGCAGGTAAATTGGCTGGGCTAACAGCTCCTGAAGTTTTGGGCCTTGCTACTGCTATGAGTAGTGTAGGTATTGAAGCAGAAGCCGGCGGTACTGCAATGACACAAACGCTGACAGCTATTGGGAATGCTGTGTCTCTAACAGGTAAAGACGCAGAAGATAAGCTCAACCTTATTGCTGAAACAGCTGGCATGACTGCTGAGGAGTTCCAACGCGCTTGGAAAGAAAAACCTGTTGAAGCTTTACAGTCCTTTATTAAAGGGCTTCAAAACGCCCATAATGAGGGTAAAAACATGAACGGTATTCTAGACGACCTAGATATGAAAGGCGTTCGACAAAGCAATATGTTAAAATCTCTTGCTTTGGCATCTGACAAAATGAGTGATGCAGTGAATCGTTCAAACACAGCGTGGAAAAATAACACTGCTTTGACGGACGAAGCAAACAAACGATATGCTACGACCGAATCTCAGTTAAAGATGTTTAAGAATGAGTTAACAGATATTGCTATTGAGTTTGGCGGACCTTTGCTACAGGCTTTGCGTTCTGGGTTAGATGCTGTAAAACCGTGGATTGCTAATCTAGCAGATATGGCAAAGGCATTCAGTTCTATGAGTACAGAGCAACAACAAAATATCATTAAGTGGGGCTTGATGGCGGCTGCAGCTGGACCAGCTCTGAAAATTCTAGGGAGCGGCATGTCTGTTTTCGGCGGGATTATGAAAGTAGCTGGAAGCGCTGCTAAAGGGATCGGTACCTTTGTCGGCACTTTGAAAACAATAAAACAAGTTGGTAGTGTGGCTGGTGGACTTAAGGCAGTAGCTTCAGGATTAACCGCCACAGGAACGGCCGCAACCGTTGCAACCGGAAGTACTAGTTTGCTAGCTGGTGCAGTAGGTCTTCTAGGAAATCCAATAACTTGGGGAGTCGTTTTAGGTGGTGCAGTCTTACTTGGTATTGGTATGATTGCCAATCATATGAGAGAAGCTGAAGAACGCACAAAACGATGGGGAACTTCTGTTAGTGAGTTACAAGATGTTGAATTGACTAAATTTAAGAAAAAAGTCGATGAGACTAATAAAGCTATGGTTGATTTCGGAGCTGGCGAGGGAAGTGTTGACAAAGTGGCATCATCTTTCCAAAAGCTGAACGAAGAAATCAATAAACTGGCGGATAAAAAACTCAATAAGCAACTAGATATTGCAAAAGATATGGGTCTTGGCGAAGAACATATCAACACTATCAAAAATAATGCTAGTCAAGTAAAAGAAAATGTTTCTCAGATGACAAAAGAAGTCATAGATATTTATCGAAATGCTAGTGAGCAACATAGAAAACTAACAAAAGAAGAACAAGCCGTTGTCTTGGCTAATCAAAATGAGTTGATTCGCACTCAGCTTGATTTAATGAAATTCTCTGGCGAGGAGAAAGTAAAGATTACTCAGGCTATGAATGGACAATTGGATGAGCTAAACAATGCGCAACTAAAAAAAGCCAAAGAAACTCTAGAAGGTTGGGCGAAGGAAGAAAACAAGTCCTATAAAGAGCGAAAAGCAAAGTACAAAGAGCTTTTAGAGAGCATTCAGGGAGAGGATGAGAAATCTCTTGCAGCACGTAGAGAAGTCAAAGCCAAAATGGAGCAATTAGAAGCAGAACATACAGCTAAGATGGAAGCCTACGGAACTCGATGGGTTGCCATTGAGCAGAAACTAAACGCTGCACTGACGACTGTAACTCCAGAAGCACGAGCAGGAATTTTAAACGCTGCCAGAAAAATGGCGGAGGAGCTCGGTTTTTCTTATGATGAAATGGCCGAAAAAGCGACTCGTGCCATGAATAAGATCCAAGAAGGGCATTCTCAGTGGGCAAGGACTACAGAAGCTTCCAGCGAAGTACAACGCGCTGCTAATGTCCAGTGGAATTCAATGGTTTGGGATTTGAAGGAAGGTAAAATCAAAACCAATGCTCAAGAGGAAATCCAAAAAGCTTTACAAGCCGAAGGTGGTTGGGAGAATATCAAATTCATTGCTAAAGAAGCGAATCTTGAAAGCAACGCCCGTATAGCAATTGGTGAAGCATTAGTAGCTGTTGGTCAATGGAACAGTCTAAGTCCAGAAGATAAGAAACTCGTCACAGATGGTAAACCTGCTATCGAAGCGATTATAACTAGCAAAGAAATGCTCCAAACCTGGAATGAAATGCCAGAAGGTGTGAAGAAATTACTAGGTGAAAACAGTAATTTCATGAACAGTGCCACTGCTGCTAAAAATACGTTGAATGCTTGGAATCTGTTACAGCCAACTCAAAAAGCTTTGATTGCAGAGGATCTAGCAAGTGGGAAAGTTGAGCAAGCGCAAAGAGCTATCAACTCTTTAGTTGGGACGAATGTGCCTATTGATGCAACCAATAATACGGCGCTTCCAGCTAAAGAAGCCACGGATTCCATTAATGCTGTAACACAGTATCAGGCTGCTTACATAAATGCGGTAGATAATACACAGGGGCAAACTAGTTCAGCGCAGAAGGGGATTGATTCTGTTAAGCAAGGAAAAGCGACAGATATAAACGCTTCTGACAATACGACTAGCCCAGTTGCTAATGCTAAGCGAAGCGTAAATAGTGTAAGTGATAGAACAGTTACCATAAGCGCAATAGATAATGCCTCTGGTGTGTTATCTGGCATTGGAAGTTGGCTCAGCCGAGTTACAGGTAACTTTTTTACAACTGTTTTTGCGTCTAAACACGCAAAAGGAACAAACTTCCACCCTGGAGGTTTAGCGTTAGTTAATGACCAACCAGGGACTTTATATAAAGAAATGATTACACTGCCAAATGGTCATTCCTTTATTCCGGAAGGGCGTAATGTACCATTACCGCTCCCTCGTGGTTCTAAGGTCATGAAAGCCGGTCTTACTCGCAACTTAATGAAATCTCTAGGAATGCCATTATATGCGGAGGGAGTAGGATGGAAAAACAGTCAAGTAGCCAACATTTCCCAACGGATCAAAAGCATTAACGAGTGGAAGAAAGAGACGGAACAACGTGACCTATCTCCTCTTATTGAAGAACTTATTAGACAAACCAAAGAAGGAAACAAGCGTCCTAATAGACCGAATCAGAATTATACACTCAATGTAAATGGTCAAGGTGGGACGCAAGAGTTAACACCAGAATTTATGCAACGGTTGATTAGAGAACTAGCTTACTATACAAGACAAGAAGGAGGTAGAATGACTTGACATATTTTGTGTTTAATGGAAAATCAAACAAAGATTTTGGTTTAGAAGTTGCAGGAGGCAAGATTCATTATACCTCTTCTAATGATGTTGAAAGAGTTACCGTTCCAGGGCGGGATGGTGATTTGCTTGTTAGTAAGAACAGGCTGAACTCAGTCGAAAGAAATTTTCCAGTAAATTTAGTGAACGAAAATGGGTCGATTGCAACTGATATACCAGCTATTAGTGAGTGGTTAGGAGTTCTTGGGTATCAAGATTTGACTCTCTCCTACGAACCAGAATTTGTCTATCAAGCTACTTATTTGGAGACATTTAGTGTAGAAGAGACATTAAAGCAATTTGGGAAAACAAACATTGTTTTTCTTTGCCATCCTATTAAATTTTATAAGGACGGTAGAACTAAAATTAACTTAGTAAATGGTCAAAGTTTATTAGGGAAAGGAAATGTTAAGGCCAAACCAATTATTGAGATCCGAGGAAATGGAACGACTATTATTACTATTAATGGTCGCAAAACCAAACTCAAGGATATTCAAGGCAACATTACACTTGATATGCAAGCGAAACAAGTTTTTTCAGGGAACTTGCCAGCTTGGGATAAGGTGGTTCGTGCGCCGCAATATCAATGGCCTTATTTAGACCCTAAAGCTAACCAGATCTCGTGGGAAGGTGATTTTAGTGTCTCTATCATTCCAAATTGGGGGGTGAAAATTTGAGAGCTATTTTGTTTAGCAAAAACGAACAAAAATTTGATACTTACGGATTGGGCGAAATTGACGCTTTGAAAGGAAATGTTACCCGAGAACGAAATGGGCTCTACAGCATTTACTTAGAATATCCAGCTGATGATCAGATGTCTTCCATCTTTGAAAAAGAAATGAAAATCAAAGCCGACGCTGGAGTACGAACGAAGAATCAAACTTTCGAAATTTCTCGCATTGTTAAAGACAGTACAGGTATCATCAAGATATACGGATATCATATCAGCCATAAATTGGAATACATGGCGGTTACGAATGGGACGTCTGCTAATGGTTCAGCAAGAGACGTTCTCGCAATATGGAGTAACGCCCTAGTTGGTGATTATCATTTCGATACCTGGTCTGATATTGATTCAGTTGGGAAGACCACTTTTTCGGTGGATAAATTCGAAAACGCCCGTCAAGCATTGGGAGGTGTAGAGGGTTCTATTCTAGACATTTTTGGTGGAGAGTATGAATTTGATAATATGACTATTCGCTTACACAAACGCTTAGGAAGAAAAGCGCCAACTGTGCTAGAGTACGGACGTAATATTTTATCTGCAGAAAGCGATGATAGTATTGAGGCATCATATACCTCGATTTACCCATTCGCGACTTACACACCAGACGGAGATTCTGGGCAAAAAGATCCTGTTATAGTCACTATCCCAGAAAAGTATGTAGATAGTAAATACATTAGCATGTATTCCAATAGACGTATTAAGGTAGTTGATTTTTCGAGCAAATTCAAAGATAAGGATATTCCAACTCCTGAAAAGCTGAAAAATTTTGCGTCAAATTATATGGCTAAAAACAAAATCGGTGCACCTAAGATTAATACCAAGATTGACTATGTGGATCTTGGTAGTACTTTGGATTATCAAGGTAGAAAAGTCGTTGAAGAGCTAGAGCTTTGCGATATAGTGCCAATTTATTATCCAACAATTGGAATTACAGAAGACGATGCGAAAGTAACTAAAATTGTTTACGACTTTATCAATGAACGGAATGAGTCTGTTGAATTTGGGCTGATTGGTACTTCAATTCGATCAGCCATGACGAGTAATGTGTCAGAACGTTTAGATACATTAGAAGGTAGACAGAAAGCTTTAGAAAGTGATTTGCCAGCCTTCCTCCTGAATGCGCAAGGAAATAAGATTTGGTACGACACACCAGATAACACAAAAGAGCATAAGATTGGCGACACTTGGTTTGAAAAGAATGGTCTCTATGAACGCATGTACATCTGGAATGGTGAGATGTGGGAGAAAATCATTGATACAGAGGATGTATCTAGACTTAAGTCAGAATTTGACGCTGAAGTCGAAAAGATAACTAAATCTCTCTCTGACCAAGACAAGAAAGCAGAAGAAGCTCTAAAGGCTTCTGGTGCAAATAGCTCAGTCTTAACCGAAGTCAAACAGACCCTGCAACAGTTTGATACTGACTTTGTAAATATTCGTAAAAATGTTGAAGTCAACAAGAAAAGCGTTGAGGATAATTTGAAAGGGCTCACACGCAGATTTGAGGAGTTGAACACAAATCGCAACTATATTTTAAATAGTGGCAATGCCACTATTTCGCAGACGCTGGAATTGTCAAGCGACTTCATCCCCGATGTTAACCAAGCAAGAACTTTTACTATGTCTGTTGAAGTCGAAGGTCATGATATCGGTCCAAACCCTGCTAACAATCGGAAACGATATGGTTTTGGGGCTATTGTGACATTTACTGATGACACAATGTGGTATCCGGAGGTTTGGGAGACGGACGATTCGTCTCGAAAGCGTATATTTAAGACCTGGACAATTCCGGAAGGAAAGACAGTCAAAAGCATCAAAGGTGTCTTAATTAATGACACGAATAAAGAAAATACAGTTTTAGCTAAGCCAAAACTGGAAATCGGGGGCGAAATGACCCCTTGGAAAGAGACTGCAGAGAGCTTCGCAGAAGCAAAACTGGCCGAATACGCCCAAACAGTAGATGGCCGTTTCACTCGTCTTGCTAATCAATATGTGGATAAGACAGAGTTTCAAAAAGTGCAAGAGACATCTAAGCTCTACGAGCGAGTTTTAGGCTCTACAGAAAATGACCTAAATATGAAAGTCTCCCGTATGGTGCTGGGGAATCAATTGTTCCAAGTTGAGGTTGAGAAAATCAACAATATTGGTCGGAACCTGTTAAAAGGAACTAGGCATTTTTTCGGCCAGTGGTTTAATGACAATTATTGGACTAGAGAAAGTGAGCGCTATAATGAATTAGATGTGATGAGTAGAAATCAAGCTTGGCAGGGAATTTCTCAATCTATCAATGCTAAAGAGGGAGAGGCTTATACTTTTAGCTTGTTTATGAGAAGCGAGTGGGAAAAGGATGCTGTAAACTTTCACTCTATTTCAAATAACAAAGAAAACCAGGGATGGGCCACTCCTAGCGAACAGCGAGTTGAGATCACAAAAAGTTGGAAACGCTACGCATTTACTTTTATTGTGACGAAGTCGGGTTTGGTTTTACCCAGAATCGAACGTTTTAATGGCAATACAAAAGTTTTGATGGCTGGACTGAAGCTTGAAAAAGGAAGTAAAGCTACTCCATGGTCTCCTCACCCAGATGATACTGATAATTTGTTAGAAGCAACGCGGGCGCAAATGACCCTGCTATCTGACAGTTGGGCTGTTAAGGTCTTAAAATCAAATGGTGACATTGTCTCTCAAATCAATGCGACTGGCTCTGATGTGCGTATCCAAGGCGAGTCAATCCATCTGAATGGTAAAACTTTGATTGATAAAGCGGTTATTGATGGCGCGGCAATCAAAAATATGACAGCTGACAAAATAACGGGTGGAGAGCTAAATTTTGCTAATATTAAAACAATTAATTTTGACGCTAAAAATGTTACATCAGGAATCTTTACAGGTCTAACTTTCCGAGGTGGTAGAGTTGTTAGCTTAAACGGAGAGGTAGATATTGATTTACAAAGAGGACATTTTAATATTAATACTGATAATGCTGCTATTCGACGAATAAAAGATGGCTACTCTTCTCAGTTTATCAAAATGATTACAGGTACCTATATCGGGGAATATGGAACAAACAAAACCTCTCTAACTATAATCGGATCGAACTCAGATAGAAGCGAAGATACCGAGGGAGGAGGTTTCGCTGGTTATCGTTTGTGGAATGCGCATAATCCTAAAGTAGCCCAAACATTCCCAGGGAAAACTAATGAATCGTTTGGAGAGTTAGTTTCAGACCGTTTAGTAATTCGTAGTAACAAAAAAAACTATAGTAACTGGCTTTTCCACAACAATGTCCCAGGAAACGAAACATACTTTATGCCCATGAACGAAAATGGTATGAAGCATGTTTTAGGGCGTGGAGATAAGCTTTTCGAGTCAATTTATGTACGCAATATCTATACGGGAGGGAATTATTCTCTCAATCAGCAAGTGTGGGATTTATTGACATGCTTTGGACAATTGCGTCGTACTGGATGGCAATTTACTAGCCACGTCATTAATCACATATCAAATATTTTAAATCTATATGGAGCATAAGAAATGAATGAATCAACCAATCAAAACACGTTAAACAAGTTGGCATTAAAACTGGCTAGCGCGGAGATTCAAAGCGCTCAATACGAAGCGTTGTACGAAGACACGCACTCGCAAGCTGTGGAATTGGCTAAGCAATTGCAGAAAATTGATGCTGTAATGAATGCCAATCCAGAGCTGAAAGAGCTCTTTGAAGAAGCAGAAGCAGCATTTGACCAAAAGGAGGAAGAAGATGGAATTTCAGGTTGTGAATAAGTATCTGCGTGAGACAGATAAGACTTTTGTCGCAATCCGCTGCCAGGACCCCTATACGGCTTACGACCGTATCCTTGAGGGTGACCGGATGGCAGAGAGCGACGAAAGCCTGATTGAGGTCGTCAAAAAGATTGTGGCAACAGAGATGGATCCAACAGGAGCCATTACAGAAATGCAACAAAAATTGGACATGACGTCTAAGCAGACTGATGAAAACACAGAAGTGACAGAGCGCTTAGATAAGTTACAAACAATCTTTATTGATTACACTATCTCAAACGGTAATATGCCTATAAGTACCTATCAGGCTATCTCTAAAATATTACCAACGATGAAAGATAAGAAACGATATCATACAGGAGATATTGTTCAAGCTAAATACCCATATGACACCAATCCTAAATACCCTAAAGATTCACCAGTCATCTTGAAGTTTATCGACAACTGGAACTATAACGGAGAAGAAGTTCAAGTATTGATTCAACGTGGAGCAGTTTCAATTGTCATTCCAAACATTCAAGGTGGTGGTGTAGCATGATTCATTTTACACCAGAAGACATTAGCATGATGATTGGCTTTGTCGGTGTCTGCTTAGGTATTTACGGAAACTTTAAAGGGGCGATTATAGCCCAAGAAAAACGCATGGTGATTATTGAAAAAGATGTTGAGAATTTAAGAGAATTTAAAAGCTCAGCTAACAAACGTTTAGATAATCACGACGAACAGAACAAGGCTATCTTAGTCCTTGCTGAGCAGGTCAAAAGCCTCGGCGAAGATGTCCGAGAACTCAAGGATTTAATACAAAGAAAGGAATATTAAAAATGAATAAATTTGTTAAAAAGTTAGGAATTAAAGTTGTTAAAACGATGTCGCAAGCTGCGCTAGGTGTGATTGGCTCGTCTGCCCTGCTGACGGAAGTCAACTGGGCAGTAGTAGCGTCTACAACCGCGGTATCAGGCGTAATTTGCGTCTTGATGAATCTATCTGAGCTCAAGGAAGAAGAATAAAAGGAGGTAATCAATGGCATTACCAACAAAAAACGTGAATGGAGACCTATTTTCTGGTCTCATCACAGTAGTAGATTCAAATGTGATGAATGCGGATGGCAATCGTCTGCCTATCGATCGGATTGTCATTCATCACAATGCTACTACTAGCGACGCTGTAGCGCGGGCAACCTGGTATGTTTCGACTGGCAAAGGCACGTCTGCTCACTACCAGGTCACTCCAGATCAGTTATGGGGATGCGTTGGGGAAAACTCGGTCGCTTACCACGCTGGCGACTATAATGTCAACCAGCGAAGTATCGGGATTGAGCATCTAAACGAAACAGGAGCTCCGACATGGACGATTGCGGAAGCGACCTATCGACGGTCAGCGGAGCTTATTGCAGACATTTGCCAGCGATATGGCATCCCGGTTGATCGTCAGCACATCCTCAAGCATGGTGAGGTAAGCCCCACAGCTTGCCCTGGCGGAATCGATGTAGACAGACTGGTCCGTATGGCCAGAGAATTTGCAAACGGTGGAGGAGCGACACCAGCAAACGCTTCGGAACAAAAGAAAGCAGGTAAAGAAGATATGTTAGTTATGCGTAGTCACTCAGGCAAACAAGGTTATGTTGGAATCATCGGAGACAGTGTATTTGGTATTGGAGATATCGGCACTGTGCACGCTCTTAAGAATGCAGGAGCGGGAGAGATGAACGTAGCAGATGCGGATTTTAATCGCATTGTTAATTCGCTGAATGCGGATGTAAACAAACTACAAGAAATCAGCAAGAATTTTGAATTAGCTGCAAACAAATAAATATAAATAGAAAGGCCTATTTGTTTTTTAATACACGCAAACCCTACTAGCTAAGGCTGGTAGGGCTTTTTTTGTTGCTCAGAAAAAATTTTTAAAAAAATATAAAAAAATTGATAAAAAGCGTTGACAATATATAACAAATGTTATATACTATACTTGTAAGATAAATAAAACAAAAAACGGAGGAACTTACAATGAAAAAACTTTACATCCAAACAAATCAATTCGCTAACGGTGAGCTTCAAGTTGAAAATACTAGCTATGAACTTTGCGATACTTTCAAAGAACTCTACTCAACTGCTTCAAACCTAGTTTCGGAAGATACATTGAATTTCGTTGAAGATAATTTTATCGAACAAAATTATAAAGATGAATACAATGAAATTTACGAAAATGGCGGGGATACTGGTGAGTTTGTATGGCAAGTCTTTGAAAACAAAGTCACTGAAGAACAGTTCAAAGAGCTACTTGAACAACTTGAAATCACTTATGCTGAATTTGATCCAGAAGAAGAACTTGCAAAATGTATCGCAAATAAAAACCGTAAATCTGAATTTTATGGTGACGGTCTGAAGACCATTGCTGAATATCTTGAAAGTATTTCTCACGAAGATGCGCTTGCAGTCGTAACTTATTACTACTTTAATTTTGGTTTTGGCTATGAAGAACAACTTATCTCAGATATCAAAGATGACCAAGAAGATAGTGTGAAATTTGAACACGTTGAACGTGCAGAAATCATCTAACAAGCAAATAACCCCCTCAAAAAATGAGGGGGTTTGTAAGATAAATAAGGCGGTAGAGTGACCACCTAGAAAGAGTATAACATGAAAGTAGATACAAAGCAAATTGAGTGGCTTTTGAAGAATGCAACAGGTTATCAAATCGCTAAAATTAGCGGTGTAGCTCAGCCTACAATCTCAGATTTAATCAATAAAAAACGAAGCGTTGAAAACCTCACGATAGCAACAGGGCATAGACTTACTGAAGCAGCGTACACTTTAAAGGCAAGTGAATCAAATGAAAAAGATTGATTTAACAGGAGACATTTATGGTCGATTGACTGTTATTACTGATGATGGCTCAAGATCTAATACAGGGAGAGTCTTATGGTTGTGCGAATGTTCTTGTGGCAATAAAGTTCATGTTCAATCTCAAAATTTAAAGAATGGCCGAACAAAATCTTGTGGCTGTTTGAACGACGAGAAACGCAGGGCACATTTCAATGATTTAACAGGCACGGAAACAGATAACTTCAAGATTATTGATAGGGCGTACTCTAAGAATCAGCGCGTGTGGTGGAATTGTGTCTGTAAGCACTGTGGTGCAAGCGTTATTCTCAATAATAATTTGATTAGCCATCAAACTTCTTGCGGGTGTCTCCGAGGAGCATCTAAAGAATTCATGGATTCGATTCGAGATCCTGAGAGTTTAAAATCTACGAAACCAACTGCCAAAAGCACTACTGGAGTTCGAGGAGTATATTTCAACAAGAAGAGGGAGAGCTATCAAG